TTAATAAATTAGCCACAGGCGAGATAACTCGTCTAATAGTTAATATGCCTCCAAGACACACCAAGTCGGAGTTTGCCTCATACTTACTTCCGGCTTGGATGGTGGGCCGTGATCCAAAGCTCAAGATTATACAGGCAACGCACACCGGAGAACTCGCCGTGAGGTTTGGTCGTAAGGCCAAGAACCTGATCGATAGCGAGGACTACGGCAAGATCTTTCAGACAAGACTACAGGAGGACAGTAAAGCAGCCGGACGATGGGAGACCGCACAGGGCGGTGAATACTTCGCAGCTGGTGTTGGTGGAGCGATCACAGGTCGTGGTGCTGACCTACTAATCATTGACGATCCACACAGTGAGCAAGATGCAATGTCCCCTACAGCATTAGAAGGGGCTTACGAGTGGTATACATCAGGTCCACGTCAACGTTTACAACCTGGTGGTAAAATTATTTTAGTTATGACTAGATGGTCTAATAAAGATCTGACAGGTAAACTGATACAGAACCAGAAAGAACCTAAAGCTGATCAGTGGCACGTGGTCGAATTTCCAGCAATCTTGGACCATGGATCAAAGAAACAAAAAGCCGTATGGCCTGAATATTGGAAATTAGAAGAGCTTGAAAAGGTCCAGGCAACACTACCCTCTGGTAAATGGAATGCACAGTGGATGCAGAACCCGACAGCAGAGGAGGGAGCCATATTAAAACGTGAGTGGTGGCAGACTTACAAAGGTGAGGAGATACCTCAACTACATCATGTTATACAATCTTACGACACAGCTTTCTTAAAAAAAGAGACGGCAGATTATTCTGCTATCACAACGTGGGGTGTGTTTTATCCAAGCGAAGACTCTGGTGCTAATCTAATATTAATTGATGCAATCAAAGGCAGGTACGAGTTTCCTGAACTAAGGCGCTTGGCCCTTGAACAATACGATTATTGGAAACCTGAGTCTGTAATCGTCGAGGCTAAAGCTAGTGGTCTGCCATTGACTTATGAACTTAGAAAGATGAACATACCGGTTACAAATTTTACACCAAGCAAAGGCAACGACAAGCACGCCCGTGTCAATTCTGTTGCACCCCTGTTTGAATCTGGTATGATATGGGCTCCGGAACAAAAGTTTGCGGATGAAGTCATCGAGGAGTGTGCAGCATTTCCTTATGGCGATCATGACGACCTTGTCGACTCTACTACACAGGCTCTCATGCGATTTAGACAAGGTGGCTTCTTACAACACCCAGAAGACTATGTTGATGAAGAAACCACAAAACGTAAACGAGTGTATTATTAATGGATGATATAATAAAATTATTACAACAATTGATGTCTCAAAAGCCTAGACCTAAAGGTGGTATTGCAGATACAGCAGAGGGTGTAGAATTTTTAGGTAAACAATTAACCAAAGAACAACGTGGCAGTCTTATGATTGTAAACTCTAGACTAACAGATGCTAGTCAATTTCAACCATTCTCTATTGCAAGTGTAGGTAAAGACAAGAGATTTAAACTTATGTCTGACTATGAAAAAGATCTCTCAAATGAATTTAACAAGACCATAGAATTTTTAAGAGCGAACCCTGACATAAGACTATCACAGACACAGAAGGATAATATATTCTACAACCTTGGCATATTTAGAAGAATTACAAGTGAAAAAAATAAATTAGAGAAAAGTATTATCGAGGACGGTAAAAAACCAAGTAATGTTTTAGATATGGAAGGAACTGTTCTTGATCCAGCAGAACCAATTATAGGTGGGAAACAAGATCCTATTACAACGTTTAGATTAAACGTGGATAAATTTAAAGAAGACTTTAATGTTCCTGATGAGGAGATAGAAAAAATACTTAAACTTTCTCCAGACGAACAACAAAAAATATTACGAGAATATATTGATAAAGATTTTAAACAACAAATTGAACTCTCTGATTTTGATGTTACAGACAAAGAACCAAACGCACAAGGAGGCATAGTTGGCTTACGTATATGATTACATAAATGACACGTTAATTGATGACGAAGACAAAAGTCTTGGTAATAAATTTCAGTTAAATGATGGGAGATTAAATCAAAACATGGGAACAAATATTATGACTCTTAACCCTTTGTTTCCAGAAAAAGATCCTACCGACTTTGATAGTTTTAAACCATTAGATGTGCCAGGCATGGCTTTACCAGTGGGAGCAACTCTTGGTGGCATGAGATTAGAAGATATATTTTTTAGTAAAGATAAAGATGAGGGAAAGAAGAAAAAAGATACAGACCCCGATGATAAAAATATTTTAAAAAGACCAGACCCTCTTGATCCAAAAAATTTAGAAGACTTAGCAAATAGTATAGAAATAGCAGAGGCGGTTGAAAGACTTAAGAAAAAAGAAATGGATTTAGATAAGAGAGATGATAGAACTTTTTTAGCTAGAGAACTTGAGTTAGATGTTCCAAAAACCGGTCTCTATGATTTACGAAAAGATGAAAATTTTTTTAAAAACAGATTAGATTTATTAAAAAAGAAAAATATAAACTTTGACGGTTATTATAGCACTGGAGAAATAGCTAATCTTTTAGGTATAAAAACAAACTCAGGTATTATTGATTTTGTAAAAAGAAAAAATGTTCCCATGGTTAAAAAAGGTCTTTACAACATTCTTACATTAAATGACTTTTTAACTGCATATGGACCGACTAAAGAACGTATTCAAAAAGCTCCACCACCTGATATTAAAAATGTAGCCAGAGACGAGTTTTTGAAAGGCAGGAAAAGTAAACTTTTTGAAAGATTCAAAGATTTAAAATCAAAAAAATATATTCCACCCGAAGTTAAATCTATTTATGATAAGTATGAATTATCTAAACTAGAGGGTGGTCATCCTTTTCCTGTAGAATTTTTTACAAAAGAATTTGGTAAAAAAGGAACTTTAAAAGACACAAGACAGTTTGATTGGATTTATAGAAACAAAGATAAACTATTTAATCAAAATGATTTAGTTCTTCAGAGTAAAGCAATAAATCAATCAGGTGGACCTTTTTATAATGCAATTGCAAAATTAAAACCTTTATACAAAGACCTGGGTAAATACGTTGATAAATATGAAGGTAAGGGGGCAGTAAAAAATAAAAAAGATATTGATGCAATATCTAAATTAAACTTAGATATTATGAAAATTGTTACAGAATCAAAAGGTGACGTTGAAAAATTTATAGAAAATAACCCTGACTCTAAACTAACTATACCTAAAATGAAAACAGGTGGATTGCACGGAGCAATATTTGATTCTGAAACTGGTGAGGTTGAATTGTATGCACCTGATAAACAGGTTCTTTTTGAATCTGGTGCAGTAGGAGATGAACCACAAGATCAAAAATTAAAAATAGCAGAGTCATTTCTAGACACAATAAATCAAGTGGTTGATGATAAGTCAGATTTAAAAACTCTTACTGATTATTTTGAAGGTCAAGCTTTACCTAGATTTCAAAAAGGTGGCGGTGTTGAGATTACTCCACTACCAAGATCTAACTTTGGCAACGGTGGTGCAGCAGGAGCTGATGTAGATTTTGCAACAGAGCTAGAATATTTTTTTACTAATCCAGATACTGAAATTCCAGAAATAACAACATACAAAGAAACAAGTAATCCAATAGAGATATTTAATGATATTATTGATCCAAGAAACTATCCATACTATGCAGATGTGTTAACTAGATCAGGTCTTCGTATTGGCGAGTTTGGTGCAAGAATTCTTCCTGCAACAGGAAAACTAATAGCTGATGCAATGCAAAAAGGTGTGTTTAAAGTTAGAGATAACCCAGACTCAAGATACATACAAGACTATGATGAGATCTTACCATCTAACATCAGAGGCACAGGAATATTCTCAGAGTTTTTGCAAAACATAACACCAACAACATTAGAGAAAAAAGTTGGTCTTGATAAACTAATTAAGGCAGAAGAAAAGAAACAAATAGATCGAGGTTCTACCGTTGGTCCAAAAGTTCTTGCAGACACTCTTGGTCTTGGAGCCGAGGTCACTGCGCCGATATTCCCGGGCCTTAAATTACTAAGAGCTTATGCAAAATCAAGAAACCTACCAGCAGATAACGTTACCAAAGAGATGTTGGTAAAAGAGATTGACGAGGTATTAGAGACACAAGGCATGGATCGAAGAGAATTTTTAAAAGTTTCTGGTGCCGGTGCAACTGTAATTTTAGCAAAGATGTTAGGCTTTGGAGATGAGGTAGCAAAGACTGCTAAAGTTGTAGAAAAAGCAGCGGCAGCTCCTGCAGGTGCGCCAACATACTTTTTTGATTTAGTTGAGATAATTAAAAAGAAAGGGATTGATACTACTAAAAGAAGAGCTATCAAAGATTTAGAAAATGTATATCAATATAAAGGCTATGAAGTCTATGAAGACCTTGCTACAGGAGAGATAAGAATTGAAAAAATTTCTCCAGAAGCAGACATGATTACTGAAAGACAAATACTAGAATTTAAACCAGGTAGAGGTGATGAGTCAAATCCAAAACCACCAGATGAGTATGAAGAAGTTACAGAAACTAATTCAAGAATTATTGAAGATCAATATAACGAGCCTGATTATGAACAAGGTATTAATATAGAAGAAATATTAGAATTTATTAAAAATGAAAAAGCTAACTAGAACAGTACCACCCAAAAGAGGGCCAAACCCACAGGGGTTGAATGTTCCCTTAAAACAGGTTAAGATAATAAACCCGGAGAATATAAATGGCAGATATAGACAAGTCGTTACCAAACGTAAAAACATCAATCGAGGTTGATCCTCAAGAAGAAATAGAAATTGAACAGGAGAAAGCCGTAGAGGCCCAAGATCCTGGGGTCGAGGTCACACCAAATGAAGATGGAAGCGTTGAAGTAAATTTTGATCCAAGCAAAGTAAACATTGAAGGTCAGCCAGGACACTTTGATAATCTAGCAGAATTATTACCAGAGGATGTTTTAAAACCAATTGGTCTAGAATTAGTTGGTAACTACAAAGAATATAAAACATCAAGAAAAGATTGGGAGCAATCTTACATACAAGGTCTAGATCTTTTAGGATTTAAATATGAAAACAGAACAGAGCCGTTTCAAGGTGCATCTGGTGCAACACACCCAGTTCTTGCAGAGGCAGT